AGCCGCCACTTTCTAAAGCATTTGCCAATAATTTCTGCTGAATAGATGATTCAACTTCTCTAGAAATTGGCCCTGTAATAAGATTTACCCCAGGAAGCCATTTATTTCCAAATCTTAATGCCGCCCCTATGAGAGCTGGCGAAGTATTTGATCTATTGGGAGCCGCAAACGCAGGTTCCATAGTCATTGCTTTAGATCCACGCAAAAGCGTCTGTATTTGAGTTAGTTCAGGTTGTGTAAATATTACATTTAATCTGTCTTTGCCTAATTGCTCTATAGCATCATTCATTCTGGAGCCGCTAAAAACTCCATTTGCGCTTGTGGATTTGTCCCTAATCCATTTCATTGTTTGTTCGCGTAATGAATTCCAAGCCTGACCGCCTTCTGATGTTTTAGATAATTGATCTTTTAAAGAAACAATATCTCTAACATTTCCTCCTATAACATTCTGTTGGAAAAACCTGTCTGGAGCCACATCGGCTATAGCGCGCTCTACAGCTGCACCGGCCTCTCTGTCATTAAATCTAGCTCTGGCAGCATTCCTAGCTGCCATTAATGCTTCGGTTGCATCAATCTCTGGAATGTCTAATAAAGCATTATCAACGGCGCGTTTTAATTGGGTGGAAACCATCCCGGTGGTTCCATGTCCAGGATTGTTATTACCAATTAACCGGCCTAATTTATCGGCTTCAGTAACAGTTAATAGTTTTGTTCTTTTGCCGCCCATAAAGCCAAATTGCTGCAATCTAGACAAAACAGCAGGAGGAATATTTTCTACTCCAATTTCGTCTGCAATTTTTCCTAAAGTTTGGGCAATTTGCGTATCTGGAACAGGCGTATTACCTTTTCCTAATTCTCTAAATTTTGTATATAAGTCTCCAACAGCTTTATTTGCATCTGCATCTTTTTGTTGAATGGCTTTAATAGTTTGTTCAGATGCCTGCAAAGGAGTTGTAGCTTTAGGAGCGCCAGTCAAAGTTGACGCCATCTGATCTTGCAATGCTTGTGCGTAACGATTAGTGCTTGCGTTTTGCTGCTGGAACCTACCCGTCATTGTTTCTTGTTCGCCGCGTGCAACAGCGGGTATATTGACTTCAGTTTTTTGAAGATTTTGTGCGGCAGTCCAGTCTGTGGGATTTCTTGATATTTGAGCTTTGGTTGCAGTTCCAACCCCGCCAACGGCTTCAATATCAGCCTTCCGCATTAACATATCTGGGTCAAGTTTGCCGGTTGTTGTAAATTGTTGCGCGGCATCATCCAATACAGAGGCTCTAACAGCATCGGGCAATTTACTAAAATCAATACCATTATTTTGAAGCGTAATTTGCACTTTATTACTTATATTTGAAACTAGACTTGGCGAAACTTTTTGCGCCAATGATCGCCATGCACTACCTACAAAATTGCCAACCTCTTGAGCGCCTTTAATGATGCCACCAACAACAGGGGGCGCAACAGCATTTAAAACGCCACCCCCAACTGCCCCCATAGCGGTATTTGTTAAATTGCTTTGCGTAGTGTTTGTTGGATCAAAGTTTACATAGCCACCGGCGCCGCCAGCTGCCGCACCCATACCCGTCCTAGCCAATAATCCACCGGCACCCATAGGAATCAGGGATAAAGGAGTTGCAACAGATCCAGCCATTCTAAGCGGATCAAATCCACTTTCTCCGTATGCAGCTCGGCCTTTTGCAATCAACGCATCGTTTTCGGCTTTTTGTTTTGTATATTCAACGGCGGCGGCCGGATCAGTCAAATTTAAATATTTTTGCTTTGCGCCGGTATAAATGTCACTCATGCCTTGCCCAACGCGAACCATAGGAGAAACTGGCTCAGGTTGCATTAAAGATTGAGTAAAACTATCAAGTGGGGCTGGCGTTGGCCCTCCGCGCAACATAGAAAGAAGTTGCGCTTCTGATAATTTAGACAGATCGGTATCAGCCATTAGCCGCCCCTTCTCATCAACTCAGCCATAATTGCTTTTTGCTTTTCATCAAACATTGGAGTTTTTTCAGACCATTCGCGCATTTCTTTAACAAATCCGTTATCCAATCTGCCATTTTTTTCTTCATATCTTTGAGCCATATTAGCGATTTGTTTGTCTCGGTTATTGATGGCTCGCATTCCTTGTGATATGAGTGCTCGACCACCTGGCGTGTTTGACAAGCTTGGGGGGATTGAAGCAAGGAAGTTTCTATCACTGTCAGACATTGCACCCGGCATTCCGGCGCCGCCACTAGGGTTTCGCAATTCAAGCGCAAATTTATTAGTAATTGATCTGATTGCATCCTCTGAACCTTTGCCTGCAATATCAATATTTAATGACGCCGCTATACCTTTTAATCCAGTAATATTTTCAGCCAATGCACCTTGTGTGACGTTTGGATCTTTGTAAAGCGTTTCCAGTTGATCTAGCATTGAATTCATTTTTGTAGAATTCACCCAAGAAGCGCGCATTTGTTCAGCCATTTGGGCAAACGATTCTGCTTTTTTCTTATCGTATTCTGCTTCAGCAGCAGTTGGATTAACTTTAATATTGCTTGGAATGCCTGATTGATTTGCTATATTTACTGATGATTGCGCAACCTCATTAGTTGGCGCAGTTCCAGTCAAAATTGCTTTTATTTGAGCGCGTGTTCCAGAAACCTTACGGCCTCCGATTTCTATGGTTTCTATTGCATTTTCACCTTCTGCCGCGCCTTTGGTTTTAGTTATTGTTGACAAAGACTCAGGGAAGCCCGGTGCAACCCCTACCGTTCCTTTCGCAAAATCATATAACATACCTTCAGGAAGTTTAGGCGCAGGAGCAAAGTCAACTTCTAATTTTCCTGTTTGTGGGTTTCTTTTAAGAATAGGTGCGTTCTCTCGGCTTACTATTGGTTTGCCTTGTTCTGCAAAAGCTGCTTGTGCAGCCTTGCCGATTTCATTTAAATTAGAACTTGGATCAAGCATTAAAGCCGTTGCTACTGGACTGACGCCGGGTATCCCGGCATTAGAAATTCCAATACGTGCTGCAGCCGCATTAGTAGGCCCAGGAGCGCCGCCGCTAACGCTTTCTGCTGCCATTGCTTGATTTGGCGTGGCTTGCGGAGATCCGACGCCAAGACTCGCCATCACAGCTGCAATTCTTTTTGCTTCCATTGCCTTTTGTGCAGTTTGCAATCCGAGCGCCTCATGAGCTGGATTCGGACTGCTCATCAATAATTCAGCCATTCTTTGCTGATTTGGCGCTACGGCAGCCCTGCCGGGGATTGTGTACGCATCTTGTACAATATTTCCTTCGCCAGGTTGGTCTTCAGGAACCCGTTGCGGAGGCGCAATATCGGTCAGGTCAGACCCGCTAGGCATAAAGTTTGATTCTGGAACATTTGATGCCGGAACCGCTGCGGAGCCTTCGCCAGCTTTAAACGCTTCGCGCAATATATCCGAAGATTCTTTTTTATACCTTTCTCCAAGCGCTTTTTCTTCTTGCCTTGCCTGCCCCTGAAAGTATGCCCCGCCAAAGCCCTGTAGCAGCTTTGCCAGCCCTGCCGTTGCAGGTGTGCGCGCTTCTATGCCCTTGTAGCTGTAACGCTCTATTGGAGCCTGTGACTGCGCCTGGAGCATCTCTGCCATGCGTTGCTGGTCGGCAATCTTTGCCAACTCAGCCTGGTATGGGCTGGGCAGGTTAAAACTTACCATCTTGTTCTCGGCCATTTGGAGCCCCTAGCTAGGACGGCGTAAAATTCTGTGACGCAGGATCGTATTGCATAGACTTTTCTTCAACCGGCGCTTTTTTAGGCTTGTCTTGCATCAGCATTTTCATTATGTCGCTACTCATCCCGCCGCCGGCAGATGCCCCGGCGCCCAACGGCCCCTTATACTTTTGATATGGCTGGGTTGGGTCTTGCAAGAGCGCGGCCAGCTGCACGCGCTTTTCGTCAGGGGTGAAGTTAAACATTGAGTTCATGTAAGCATCCCATAGTCAACCATCTTAAACCCACTTGGATGAACGCTGACCGCGGCCGGCATAAATGCCTCGACCTCATCAGCCATAAAGCCGATCTGATGTTCGCCAAATATGTCGTATTCGTAAATAGGCAACCCAATAGGATGTGTGCCGATTCGCTCAATATTAGACTTTAAACGCCGATCTGAAAATTTCATTGCTGCCAGCCCGCCAGCCGTTCCTAGCATCCCGTATAACCCGGCATTCTGCGCGTTAGCGTTTGCCGACTGAATGCCGTATTGATCCATATTTGCCTGACCTTGCGCCATCGCGCCCTGCATGATTGGCGCTGCTGCAATATTGGATCCTTGATAGCCTTGAAACTGTGGCATCTGAATTTGAGAGCCTGACATAAGGCCGCTGATCTCGTTTAGCGGTTGATTCCGTAATTGTAGTTGCTGCGCCAGCGATTGTTGCTGCGCCGTGTTGCCAAACTGACCCGACTGCAATGCCTGGTTGTAGCCCTGCTGGTTTGCCGCGGTGTCAAGGTTGATCCCTTGAAGCGCCGCCTGTGACATCATGTCGTTCTTTTGCTGATTCACATCCATCATGGCGTTTTTATACGCCTCGCCGCCAGGCACTAGCCCTTGATTAGCCAGCCTCGTGCGAGTCTGCTCGTCCATGCGCTCGATCTGCGGCTGCAGACGCGCCATGATCGCTTCCTGCCCGGTCGTGCCGGCATTAACCGGCATCTTGGCCATACCGGAAGTATCCAGCGATGTTTTCAAGCCCGCTAGATTAGGGTCAAATGCTTTTGAGATAACGTTCTGCGCCGTTCCTATTCCTTGCTCGCCCAGGTTAGCCAGCGACTTTTGCACTCGCTGTTGAGCCTGCAAAGTTGCCAACGCGTCAGGCGTAAGATTTTGCGTTACGGTCGGCTGGTCGTTTGCGCCAAACGTAACGGTTTGGCCGCCAAGCGGCCCGACAACGTTCGGGTTGTTCATCCTGCCTTGAATGCGAGCAGTGTCAACGTTAGCGGCGCCCTGCGCTGCGGCAGCTCCCGCGTAGTCTGGCGGTGGTGGTGCGGCCGGTGCGGATTTACCCATGATTGATCCTTTTGCTATATCGTTGACCTAAAAACCGGCAGTCGTCGCGGCGCAGCGTGTAAAACACAATGTCGCCATCCGGGCGCCCTTCTTTAATCCGGCCTTCTTCCGTAAATCCCATGTTCGTCACCACTTTTGCACTTTGTTCGTTATCAGATCCGACCGGAACTATGATTTTTTCTATTTGGCAAATGTTAAACGGATAATCAAATATTGCCGCCAGGTAGGCCGGAGTCAGCTGCCCTTCGATAGCAAAATGGCACCAGATTGTCTTATGGTTCCAGTTCTCATACATGACCCCTGCAATAATCTCATCATCTCGCTTTAGTCCTATTGCCGTTGCCCTGCCCTCAAAAAAGCCACCGTCTACACGTTTGGCAACCCAGTGCCCAACATCGGCACTGGATACTATATCCCAGCCCATCCGGTCTGAAACACAATGTCCGTAGCTGCCCACTCAATCTGCAACCCGGCGCTGCTGCTTTTTAGCTGGATCCCGCCGCAATAGCCAATGCCAGTAATGCCCTGCCAGTTGTTTGTGATCTGGAGCCCGGCGCCCCATAGACCTGTATCCCATACAGACGTGTCCCACAGCCCGACAGCGGTCGGGGAGAATGACAAGCTGGCGGTGGTGTCAGCGGTATTAAAGTCAACGTTCATGCCGACAAAAACAGCAGGAACCCCGTCTGTAAATATGCTCGGCCTGGCGCGAGTAAAATACTTTTTTACGCCGCGGCTTTCAAAGTAATTAAACGCCTGCAAAACGGTCGTTTGAATGTTTGCAGTACCGTCGACATAACCGTTGTCCCACGCCTTAAACACGCCACCGCTGCCACCAAAATACGGATCGTCGTTAAAAGTTTCAAAGCAATTGGCAGCCCAGCCGGTAAAGTTGCACCAACTTTTTGTGATGTTGTTCATCACATATTGTTGCTGCTGTCCTTCCGCAATCGGCACGTTAATAAGCACCGCATTATTTTTGGCGGAATACAGAATTTCCCAGCCGAAATTTGACCCGTAATTTGTGGTCGCCGTGGTGATCGCGCCCTGAATCTTATTGCTCAAAGCCACCCGCGGATCCAGCCGGGAGCTCTGCAACGCAGACGCAAGCGGCAGCAATCCGTCATAAGTAAGAATTAACAGGTCGCCGGAGTATTTCAACATGCAACGGCTGCCGATTGGAGCGCCTAACTTCCACACTCCGGCTATCGCCCACGTAGCGTCGCTTGACGGATCGGTGCCGCGCCAGACAATTACCTCGCCGTTGCTGGTCACAAACACCAGATTATCGTCAGCGCCGTAACCCGCATCTAGCGTCCACGTGTCCAGATCGACTAGTGTGCCGCCGTATTTGGCTATCTGGCTCATGTCGAGAACTTGCGCCGCGCCACCAACCGCACCTGTCGGCAGATACCATGCCTTGAGCGTGTCTTTCTGGATAAACCAGACGCGATTTTTAAATAACGATATGTTGCTCAACGTCGTGGTAGTCACGCCAGTAATCGGAATTGGTGAAATGCCGGTAATGCTTGCCCAGGTAGAATTATCGTAATGCAGCGGAGCATCAACACCGTTCACGCAGTAAAGATAACTGCCCGCCGCGGTTGTGACGTTGATATGCTCCCACTTGGCATTTGTCAGCCCAGTCTTAACAGCTGCCCCAACAGCGCCCTGCGTGGTCGCATCATAAATCGATGTCCCAGCCCATGCGAACAGCTTGTTAGCAGTGCCGGTTGAGTAATTAACCAGCGTCTGCACCTGACCGCTGATGCCGGTTGCCCAGTTCTCATAACCGCCGCGCAAGACCAAATTGCTTACGCCGGGAAAATAGTTTGTCAGCTGGTAGGCGTCGAATGGCTCCATGTTCGCAATAGAGTCTCGCGCATTCCAGCCGCCAACCGGCGCCGGGATAGATGCCACCCGCGCAGCAG